TTGGCTTGGGGCCCTTTCCTTTGAACTTACCAGTATATTTCACTAGACCGTCCGTACCATTAGTTGAGTATATTTGTTGTTTCTTAGTCATTTTCTTCCTTCATGAATACAAATTGAGCAACTGAACGAACAGCGCCCCGTACCCGTATAGGCGTTGTGCTTTTCAACCATGGCGTCGTGGATACGGATATCTTTGGCAATACGATCTTGTTTATCACAGTTGGCACATTGTTCGGGATTACCAAATTGTTGCTCTTTATCGGTTAGTTTTCTATGACATTTGATACAGTTCATAACTCTCCTTGTTTTCTAGCAAAGTGTTTGTTCCAGCGAGGATAGTCTTCTTGTGGTTTCATGGCCTGGGTAATGGCGTAGTAGGCATAGGCTAAGCCAATTAAGAAACCAGCGGCAAAGGCAATGAGGGCAATAGTAACGGTCATGCTAGCTCCCCATGGGCATATAATTGGTTCATGTAATCGATTGTTTCTTGGCAGATCGTACAGTTGGACTCATCACCCATCGCATGATAAGGATGTTCTAACGTTTTGCGGACCCCATCATTACGCAGGTGATCTAACAATTCTTCAGGTGAGGAAAACTTATTCATGGCAGGCCGCCACTGTACCGGTCACACACAACGCGTGATCGTTGGCTTGCTGATTAGCGGCTTTGACCGCGGGAATCTGGGCGAATAGGTACAACCCCGCCCCGACGACGGCAAATAGGAGCACTATTGCCAGGGATTCTTTGATGGATTGGAACATATGACCTCCTTAGGATCAATGTTGTTATTTGTATCTGTCAGCCAGTGGTTCGTGGTACTGCTGGGCATCTGCCCGACCCGTGACCACTAGCGACTGATAGATCTATTGTAATACATACCGCTATGTTTGTCAAGTCTTTGGTATATCGATACACCACCAGAGATAGCGAATTGTCCACAAGGCCAGAGCACAACAGAAATAGAGTAACCCATATAAGCCTTTACCAGTAATAATCCCCAGTTGTTTTAGTACGTCCATATCGCCCCCAGGGCCAGGAAGTAGAGGGCAACAACGATCGTAAACCAGCTAAAGGACATGACCTTTTGATCAACGGTAATAGCAACACTAACTTGGTAGAATCCAATCAGTAAACAAAAGGTAACAAATAAAGATAAGAAGAATCGCATAGATATAGTATAGCACTTGACTTGCCGTGACTGATAGGCTACGATTGGTCTGTTAACAAATCAGGCAAAACACAAACGGATGAGCGTTTGTATGCATATCCACATAAGCTTATATAATATGCACTAGCCCTCGGTCTCATCACCGGGGGCTTTTGCTATATACAGGAGGAATTTGGACTGGAAGTTTAAGAAACCCGACTTTATCATCATACCGATTCAGGTAGCTGATGATCCGACGCTCAACGCTATTGATGCGAAGCTCTTTGGTTACATCTATTGGTTTACGAAACTGCGTTTAGAGAAATGTATTGCCTCAAATAGGCTCTTGGCCGACCTGGTTGGGACAACGCCAAATACGATTCAACATGCGCTGGAACGATTAGAACGTTCTGGGTGGGTTACACGAATTTTCTATACCCCAGACAAGAAAATCAGGTTAGAGATAAAATGTAATGTGCAATTTGAGCGTGAGGTATTATCTGTAGATAATAGGGTATTACCCACAGATAATACGGGGGTATTATCTACAGATAACCATAATAAGAATATATACAAAAAGAATAATAGAAAAAGAACTAGTACTAACGTACTAGAGCAAGCTCTCGATAAACGGGATACGACGATTGAGATTTGTTTGAATCACTGGGAACAGACATTTAAGAAACGACCAACCGGAAAGCCAACGATTACTCGCTATCCATTCAAACGCTTAGTGGCTGCCTATACCCTAGAGAAGGTGCTCGGGGCAATTACCTACATGGGTGACCATATGAGTGACCGGTACATGCCTGGTATCAACAATCCGAAAGACTTAGAAGACAAGTGGCTACAACTCGTCAAGCAAGCGAAACAGCAACAAGGAAACGGAGTAGTTGAAATATGAGTTACCTACCAGTCGTTGCCGAGAAGTATCTGATTACACGTACGTTTGGAATAATCCCGATAACAAACGACCAGTCGGAGAAGATACTGAAGATTATGAACTCGGATATTAGACATATCTCAGTTGACGGAGAAGTTATTGCGTGTAGTGAGATTAAAGGCATCGCTACTCAGGCAAAAGCGGAAGAGATTGCCCATCGGGCTGTTGGCGAATGGCAGTGTCAATTCAAACGCTGGCATGGCAAACAAGAGACATACTGTCCTGGTCACCGTTAGTCTTGACAAGTAGACTATACTTATTCTAGGATAGGGACATCATGGCAAAGACAGTCTACCCACACTTACTGATCGGTCGTGAGTGTTACCGAGAGGGGCACTCATTTGTCTATAACACCTATACGAGATCCTATATGTGTGTTCACTGTCCCTTACAGACATCAAGGAATGAAGCAATTCGACTAACGACTGCATTCTATGACAAGGAGGAAAATGAGCGACCTAGCGAATAAACCCAAGCATCCAGGTGGACGACCACCGAAGTTTACTCCGGAAGAGATCAACATAATCGTAGCTGATCTTGATTCGTATATACGAGAGACAGATGACCCAACAATCTCGTGGTTTGTGAGCCATTATGACAAGTACGATGTCGTCGATCAGTATATATTTGACAGGGAAGAGTTTTCTGGGCTAGTAAAGCGTGCGATCAAGAAACAAGAGGCTTATTTACTCCGAGGAGCGACCAAAAATGAACTCAATTCGACGTTTAGTTTATTCCGCTTAAAACAACCACAACACGGCTACAAAGATAGAACTGAGACCGACATAACAAGTAAAGGCAAAGCAATAGTGCCTATTTTAGGAGGGTTATCTGTTCCAAGTCACCACAGCGACGAAGAAGTTGGCAAAACTAAACAAGAGAATCAGGATAGTGCAAGGGGGGACGTCAGCCAGCAAGACGATCTCGATACTCTTATTGCTAATTGATAAAGCTCAAGTTGACACTAATCCTGGCATAACTAGCATAGTCTCTGAATCACTCCCTCATTTAAAACGCGGTGCAATGAGAGACTTTTTAAATATCATGATCCAGCATGGCTACTTTAGGCAAAGTGAGTGGTCAATCTCTGACTCAATGTACACATTCTCTAATGGCTCAGTCATTGAGTTCTTTGGGGCTGACCAAGCGGATAAATTGCGTGGTGGTAGACGTAAGCGATTGTTTATCAATGAGGCAAATAATATAACCCTTAATGCTTTCAACGAGCTTGAAGTTAGAACCCAAGAAGATGTCTGGATAGATTACAATCCAACGAATGAATTTTGGGCATTTACCGATGTTATGCCTCAACGAGAAAAGGACGTTGATTTTATCACCCTGACTTACAAAGACAACGAAGCCCTTGACCCACAGATTATTCAATCAATTGAAGCGAGGAGGGATAACAAAGCGTGGTGGACTGTGTATGGCCTGGGCCAACTCGGTGAGACTGAAGCCCGTATATATACCAACTGGCAAATAGTTGACGACATACCCCATGAAGCCCGTTTAGAGCGCCGTGGGCTTGATTTCGGCTACTCAAATGATCCAACGGCTATTATTGATCTTTATTACTACAACGGCGGCTACATTGTTGACGAACAAACCTTTCAAAAGGGCTTATCAAATAAAGACATAGCCGGTATTATCTCTAACCTACCCGAGGCTAATAAGCTAATTGTTGCTGATAGTGCCGAACCAAAAAGTATCGACGAACTTAAAGCGTACGGTGTCAACGTTATGGGCTGTCAAAAAGGCCCAGGTTCTCGTAACCAGGGTATCCAACATGTTCAGTCACAGCGTATGAGTATGACTAAACGATCAGTCAATATTATTAAAGAGTATCGCAACTATATTTGGACGACTGACAAAGACGGCAAGATACTAAATGACCCGATGGAAGGCTTTGATCACGGTCTAGATGCGGTTCGTTATTCCCTTGAGGGGATTGGCAATAACTACCAGATTGCTACTAAGCCTCGGCGTTACGTCATGACAGCCGGAGATCCCGTTACCGGCTTTGGTAGAAGGCGTGTTGCTGCTCATCAACACATTGAAGACATGATGCCATGAGTCCCCATGAGATGTCCTTTGAAGAGATAGTCCAGTCACGGTTAGTTCGCAAGATTATTGATTATCATGTTCGGACCCATCGCGGTAAGATTCCCGGTCTCGATGACGACGATATCCGGCAAGAGCTGACTATCGAACTCTGGCGTAAACTCCCTCGCTTTCCTACTGATATACAAAGCATTGATTATCGATTTATGAAATATACTGAGACAATATTTCATCGAAGAGTCTTTAGTCTCCATCGATCGTTACTTATAGCGAGACGACCAGGTCAATATCGGGATGGCTTGAACATTGCCACGCTTGTTCCTCTCTTTGATGATGATCAGGATATAAATAAATGTTAGCCTGTCCGTCTTTCTCTGTATGACACAAGACGAAACAGTTGCCCTCGTTCGAGATCGCTACGATGTTGCTTCGAAGGAGCAAAAAAGTAAGTTCGATAAGTTCTCGGACTTTGATTTTATATTTAATAACAAGCTCAAGTTCTACGATCCGAATATCCCCTCGAAGGTCTTTAATCCAATCGTCTGGTCATTTATTGAAACGATTATTACGCGGATGCTGGCCAAAACACCAACGATTGCTTACAAGCCACGTGAAGAGACTGATGCCGATAATTCACAGATATTCTCTGATCTGTTTTCCTACTGGTTTGATAAATGCAATGTCTACCCAAAGATGGTGTCCTGGGTTAAATCATGTCTCATCCACGGTACGTCGGTCGTTAAGATTGATTGGTATACCTCAAAACCACGAGAAGTTATTTCATATGTGTTTGATACTGATGGCACACCAAAAGTGGATAAGGCCGGTAAGTTCTTGACTGAAACAAGGCAGGTTATCGATTACGATGATCCGCGTATTAAAAACGTCAATATCTATGACTTCTTCATTGACCCATCCGCTACATCCATTGATGACGCTCAGTGGGTCGTGTATCAGTACTGGGCGAATCTCGCTGACCTCGAACAAGAGAACGAAGCAGCGAGCCAATCGGGACAGCATGTCTACAAGAAATACCAACTCGACGCGATAAAACGAGAGAAGTCACAAGACTATAACGACTATGAAGCGCGTCGACGGGAGGCAACTGGGCTTGATTCGGTCAAAGCTGATGACAAGACCGTTGACCGCTGTTTAATTTGGGAGATGTGGGAGAATGATCGCCTGATCGTTATTGCTGACGGCATGAAAGTCATTCGAGATACGAAGAATCCCTACTGGCATGGCAAGAAACCGTTTGTCTACCTAGTTGACTCTATCCAACCTGACTCATTCTGGGGTAAAGGTGAAATTGAACCAGTTGAAAAGCTCATCCATGCTTTAAATACGACCCAGAATCAACGCATCACCAATGTCAATCGTATCCTTTCACCAACGTGGAAGGCGAAACCAAATGTTGACGACGACGAATTGAACTTCGTTGACAATGGTATTATCCATGTCAACGATATGCAGGACACTGAGATCCTGACTATTCCTGATGTTACCAGCAAATCGTACCAAGAAGGTGAAGCCATTAAAGAAGATGTCCAACGCGCTTTAGGCGTGACGGATTATACGCAGGGACTACAGACTCCTGGTCAAACCGCAGCGGAAGTTGAGACAAAGACCGCTCAATCGAATGCCCGTTTTGCCCACAAGGTGAAATTGTTTGAAGAAATGGGACTCAAAGAGGTTGGTACAATGGTCTACCAGCTCTATCAACAATATGTGACAAAAGAACGAGTTGTCCGAATCGTCGGCAAAAAAGGTGAACAGTATATTACCGCTACACCACAAGATTTGGTTGGCGAATATGATGCTGCACCTGAATCGCAGAGTACTCTCGCGACTGACTCGGAGGCTGAATTTGCCAAATTCTTTAATCTATTTACTGTTATGCGCGACTACGTTCAGAAACAATTACCGGGTGGTGTTGATCCGAAGACTGGTCAAATGATCCTACCCCAAACGACTGGATTTATTAACGAACAAGAGTTAGTTATGGAACTTATTAAGCGTTCAGGAGAGAAAGATCCTGAAAAGTTCCTGGCTAACCAAGGCAATGAAGGAGACAATGGACAAGGACAAACAGATCAAACAGTTGGCCCAGAAGCTCAAGTACCACCAGGACCTACAAACCCTAACCCAGCTCCCTGGCTGGTTGGCATGGGTGGACAAGACCAAGCACGCCTGTGAAGAAGTCGGCCGAGCTGCCGTTTACCCCATGATTAAAGAAGATCTTTTACTTGACCGATTAACTCGGGCGAATGAACGCTTACGGATAATTGATGAAATCGAGCGCGATGTCCGTATGGTGGACAGTCTCAAAGCCAAATGGAAAGCGCTTACAGGACAAGACCAGATCTAGCCGTCTTTCTCAGTGAATAGGGATGCAACCCTGTTAAGACGTCGAAGTCTATAAACTCGGAAAGGAATCAGATGACAGACGAAGAGACTGTCGCTAGTCCGCAAACGGACAAGGTAGAGTCAGAGACTACCTCACCTTCGACAAGTGAAACCCAAACGGCTGAATCTCCTGAAATGTCGGAAGGGACCACGTTAGCGTCTCCAGAAGATACAGAGAAATTACCCCGATCCGAACAGCGGATCAAGGACTTAACCCACAAGGTCAAAGAACTTGAAGAAAAGGCTTCGTATTGGGACCAGCTTAATGCTGTTCCACCAGAAGCTCCGCCCGAGGATGAGGATGCGCCAGTCACGGTTGATGGCATTGCCGAAGCCGTACTGCGTAAACAGCAAACTGTTCAACTAGAACAGACCAAGCTCCAAGCCCAGGAAGAGATGGCGAAAGATGCAGCCGCTGCACTCGCTGCTCATCCAGAACTTGAGACTGATGATGAGCTTGCTGACATTGTCGTTGCCTACGCTGAAAAGAATAAGATGTCTTTCAAGCTAGCAGCCGACAAGATCAAGCAACGAATGAATCAGGAACAAAAAAAGGCTGAAGCGAAAGTGTCTGCTTCGAATGCACAACGAGCTGGTGCGAGCACCCCAACGGGGACAAAGGTTGCCAACGGTGAGCTAACCCCTATCGATCTGAACAATATGTCAGAGGATGAGAAAGCCGCTAATTGGAGCCAAATACTGGCCAATATCGGACAGTAAACAAAGAAAGATTAAATTATGGCCTTAGATGGTGCAGTAAGTCGTGGTAGTGCAGTAACAGTAACTACTAACGCGGGCTACCTCCCAGAACTCTGGGCGCCTGAGCTTTTAAAAGCTCGAACAAAAGCAATCGTAATGGTCAATCGAATCATGCACGTCTCGCCCCAAGGATTAAAGTACGGCGACACAGTGAATATTGAACGACTGTCAAACGAGACTGCTTTAGATAAAACAGCTGAATCGGCGATTACCTTCTCAGCTGCAACTGAAGGACAAGTCGTTATCCCAATTAACAAGTACAAATACGTTGGAAAGTTAATTGAGGATATTGTTGAGGTTCAATCACAGTATGATCTATTCTCGAATTATCGAGATAAGATTGCTAATGCGTTAGCTCAAGCAATCGATGTAGATATTCTTGCGTTGACTCAAACTGTTTCTCAATCAGTCGGTGGTTGGACAGCCAACTCCTTAACGGAAGCAAATATTATTTCAGCTGTTCGAATGCTTGACTTAGTTGATGTTCCCCAGTCAGATCGCTATTTAGTGGTTGATGCCTACGGACGAGAAGATCTACTTAACATTACAGACTTTATCCGCTATGACGCTGGTGGTAAGACACCGTCAGCAGTCAATTCAGGTGAAATCGGTGAAATCTTTGGTGTGAAAGTTATCTACTCAAACAACCTGATGCAGCCAACGGCTACGTCAGCCGTCGGTATGATGTTCCACAAAGACGCCTTTGCAATTGCTTTGCAAAAAGACGTCAGCGTGAAAACTGAATACTCGGTCGACTACATCGGAACAAAAATGGTAGGATACGAGATTTATGGTGTGACCATTGCTCGATCAGACCACGTTGTTTTGATGCGTTATACCCAAAGCTAAGCTCTCAGTATCGTGCTACCAAATTAAGCACCTTCGGGTGCTTTTTTGGTTGATTTAATTTAAATAGTAAAAAGGGGTACTTGACAAACATATTGCATAAGTACAATATGTAAGGTAATGAAAAAGAGGGTGGTCGTGTACATAGAAGAGGAAGACTATAAGCAGCTACGAGTACGCCTGCTTCTTTTAGGTAAGACCGTTTCATCTTGGTTTAGAGAGATAGTTAGTAAGTTATTAGAAGGAGAGCAATGAAACCAGATAGTTTAATTGTCTTAATGCCAACGCGGGGCATTATTATAACTGAGACCGAGGATAGCCTCGAACATGAGTTAGTCGTGAATCAACTCGTACCACTAATTTTACGGACTCATGATCAACCCCTCCCCGTTAGCCGGAATTTCTTAGTTGAATCAGCGCTAAAGATTGAGGGGTGGACACATGCCCTTTTACTTGACGATGATGTCATCCTCCCGAAGGGTGGCTTAAAACAACTCTTTGCCCTAAATACTGATGTTGCTATCATGGATTATCCGATGCAGGGAAAACTCGAAGGCAAGTCAGTCGGCACAGTAGTTCACGATAAAGACAAATCAGTGGCGTTTGCTGGGCTTGGAGCTGTACTGGTGAAGCGTGCGATATTTGAAACAATTGGCAGCCCATGGTTCGTCCTTACCCAGTATCGAATCAACCGAAGTAAAGACGGCCAAGTGGGCTTTTATGCTGGACAGCCAGATGGTAAGCCGATGACCTTCTCCGCTGGTGAAGATACCTACTTCTATTTGCAGGTTCGGAAACATAATTTCAAGATTAAAGAGACAAAGAAGAAAGCTAAACATGCTCGAATTGACCAACTTGTTACGAATACGCATACCACTCGTTACGGCCGTCAACATATGATTACGCAGTCAGATACCATCGAACGGGAATTGCTTTAATGGACATCCAGTTTTATTGCGGTCCAAGCCACGAAGCCTTTAGCCCTAAATCTTCTGAGGAAGGACGGGGTGGTTCAGAAGAAATGGTGATTGGACTAGCTAAAGAGCTTGCCAAAACTAATACGGTTACCGTTTGGAACCGTTGTTTAGATGATGAGGGTATATATGATGGCGTAACCTACAAGAACTATGATGAGTTTGACGTTAAGAAAACCGATATCCTCGTGATTTGGCGTTCGCCACAACTATATCTGTCACATAAACTCGATAAAGTGAAGGGTAAAAAGTATCTCTGGCTACACGATACGATCCCTCAACTAGATGTGATTCCGTATTTATTCGCCTTTGACGGTATCTTTGTTCTGTCGAACTGGCATAAAAGTTATTATGTCCAACTAACGCCACCGGAACTCCGTAACCGTTTCATCGTAACCAGGAATGCCGTTGACCTAGCTGATTTTGACCAAAAAGTTGATCGAGATCCTTATACTATTGTCTACGGTTCTCTCTACAACCGCGGCTTGTTAGAGCTACTTAGTGTCTGGCCACGAATTAAGACAGAAGTACCAGAGGCTAAACTTCGAATCTTCTATGGTTGGGAGACACTTGAGAAGATTATGCCACTTGAACAGTTTAACTTATTCAAATCAGAGATAGAATTTCAAATGGATCAAGAAGGTATTACACACCTAGGGCGTATTTCCCATAAAGATGTAGCCAAAGAGATGTTACGAGCGGGTATCTGGGCATACCCCTGTCTCAACTTCAATGAGGTATCCTGTATCACGGCTATGAAAGCGCAAGTTGGTGGGGCAGTACCGGTTGTTATACCCAAAGCGGCGCTGTCAGATACGGTTAAGTATGGTTTAAAGGTTGGTCGGGGAACTGACCAGGCTG